TCTGCTTGAAGACGTTTGGTACTCTTACCACTACCATACTTATCTGCCATAGGCGAGTCAGGATGTTTAGATGCAATATTTTTCATCACATCGTTGAATCCAGAATCATTCTTTGGACCAACTCCCATCACATGATCACCGACCATAGCTGGAGCGTTTCCATGCCACACTCGTTTGACATGTGGATTATCTTTGACAAAAATTTCCATCTCAGCAATGGTCATCATTTCGTCATACTCAATCCCACTTTGTTCATTAAAAAATGTATATGTCGGCATTAAAATTTAAACTCCAATTGTGGCCCATTACGTTTCTCATAATATTCAACTTGGGCTCTTAGTTCTTTTATTCTTATGTATGTGTTTTGCAAACTCTCTTGTAATTGTGAAACCTCTTTTTTTAAAATATCCACTTGATCAAAAACTGCTGTCATCTTCTGCTTTTCATGGTCATCTAACTTTAGATGAAGTGAACGATGTGTTGAATTATTGAACATTGGCTCTTCCTCTCTAAGTCTCCGACTCATATAGTCCCAGTACGGTTCCCTGACCATTAAACCACTCCGGTATTGAACGCTTCGTCCATTTTGCAAACCTCGATTTCTCTAGTATATAGTATGTTTGATATGCCATCACCGTATTCTCACCTTTACAGTATGGTGGCATACATTGAGGTGGGTCAGTGAAAGGAGTGTTCTCATCCATATTTTGAGGGCGGCCGGACAATCCCATGTTTAATCTTTCTGAAGCATGAATTTTGCCATAACGATGTGTGTATTCTTGCATAAGAGCTCGCATATGATTATACAGCCAAAGGTAATTCAACCCACCAGAACGAGCCCAAATGGTGCTGGGATGGTTTTTGTGAGCCATTTTGTATAGACCATATTGGTCAGCATAGTCGTCACCATCAAGAACACGGTGTGCAGTGGAGAGTATTTGTGCGCTCTCTAGTATCATCTTCACCACATGCTTGTCACACATCATCTGTGCAGCAATTTTGGGGTCACGGTCTAGATAGAAAATATTCATCGGTTGTCACCTTCACCTTCAATTTTATTGCGCTCTTGTCGAGATTTCAGTTTCTCCATATTCATTTGAGCAATGTCTTCTAGTGAGTATCCAATGTCACTAGAGAGTGCTGACAAGTACCACAGAACATCACCCAGTTCCTTGGCAATGTCATCAAGTTCATTACCGTAGAACTCGAAAGAACCAAACTTACTCTTTCGGATATTCTTCTTCACCTTCTCTGCGACCTCACCAGCTTCACCAGACAACCCTAGTGTTGGATACACTACCTTGGCATTGTCTGAATAGATAGCAGTGGTCTTCGCAAACTCTTGGTATTCATCAAATGTCATTTCTTGTACATATCTCCATAATTATCGTATGCATATTCTGCAATTTCACCAAATCCTTTAGGTTCATTGATATTACCATTATTAGGGCCACAACCACAGTTCTCAACATAACATTGAGTGCAGCCATATGTAATCCATCTATACCAGTGTTTTGCTAACTGAACTCTAGTGCCAACACTCTTGTCATACCATCGGGTAATTTTATTCTCAAGTCGTTTGTTCATTTCTTCTCCCATCGATAAAAAATATGGTCACCAATCTCTGTCGTTCTCGTCTTTGTTTTTGCCCAAGATGGACTGACATAATCAGCATGGTAGTGTGTAGCACCATCAGTTATATCAACGAATCTTATATCATTATGCATCATTAGACGAGCAAAGTCAAGTATCTTTTTGTAAGATTCTTTATCTTTTACCTCATCTGATTTACCGTCACAATACCAACTGAATTGACACTTGTTTTTGATAGGAACAGGCAATCCAGTTTTCCATGATTTTTTCATCTGTGATTGAAGGACCACCTCACACACAGAGTTTGGAAATCTCCTGTCATTCACTCTATTCATCACAACAGCAGAAACAGCAAGTCTTCCTGCTGTGCCTTGATTTCTTGCCTCATGATACATATTCACAGCGAGGCATTGAATATGCTCTTCTGAACTGTAAATATGTTTTTCGTTTAATAGTTCAATAGGCGAAGAAACAAACATCAGTCCAGCAGTTATAAGTTCCTTCATTCACCATACTGCCTTTTGAGATAATCTTTGGCATAATCACCAGCCATGGTTGACCGAAAATTTTTATCAGCGGCCGCTGCGACTTCATCAAAGTCAAACTCATCACCACCGAAACCGTATCCATCACAGAACTCTTCGATATCCATCATGTAGTTTTTCATCTTACTCATCATCAAACTCCTTAAAAGTTACAATTTTCATCAACTCTTCTACGACAGCTTTGCCGTGAGAAGTGAACAGGAAACCCCAGCTATATACCCAATGCTCGACATCCTGTTTCCCGTAAAATGTTTCTTCCATTGCCATCCAACGGAGAGCGTTTTCACGGTCACCCGCACCGGCTTCGATAGTCTCACCAACAGTTGCTTCAAAATCAGCAATGGCGACCTCGGCAGCATGTGCCTCTTCTGCCTCTGCGACCTCTACCGCATCAGCGATACGGCCTGCCTCTTTGCGAAGGTCTTCCATTGACATGGATTTGAAGTCATAGTGCCGACCCTTGACACCATACGCAACCTTGTGCATGTCATAGATGAAACACTCAAGGTCATACCGCTCATCTCTGAGGATATCCATATCAACCATGTCGATGTTATTCATCATTTAACTCCATATTCTTTCATGAATGCCTTAGTCAACGGACCCTGCATCTTGTATGCTTCAACTTCCCAAGGCTGTTTCTCGTAGGCAGTGTTCAGATAGTTCCGATACTTACCGTCTTTACACTTCCAGAGTTTCTTGTATCCACCCCGAAACTTGTCTTTGATCCGACCAGTGGCACCCTGCCAAACGTGAACCATCTCATGTATGATGCACTCAATGAACTCTTCTTTAGAAGTGGCACGGCTCAAACGATGGTCAACCTCAATCGTGAAGTCACGATCATCATCACCCTGATAACAGAACCCTTGGGCACCGTCCTCGAAAGTCTTGGTGAACTTGACAGTGATATCTAAAGTGCGGTGACGGGGCATCAGCATGTCCATGCACCACCAGACAATCTCGTCCGCCAGTTCACGGTCCTTCTTCAAACCACCAGTAACTTCGACACCAATCATTTGAACCTCTTGTTCATCATCACTATACATATAATACGACATATGAAGGATATTGTCAAGGGAAATCGTAGCGTCTAAGTCATTGATTCAAAAGGATTCTGAAAAAAAGTTAGAATCTTTGTTCGTGGCCGGGTAGGACTTCAGTCGGTTCTGGCTGCATGTAGTCTTCTGTCCAACCAAATGCCTCTCTGACCACATTTGCAGATAGACCCTTATACTTACGGTGCAATCCCTTGTCTTTTGCTGAGATAACGATCTCTGCCTCAGACTGATGCAATCCCTCTAAGAGTTGAATAAACATGTTCTCTCTTCGATTCTGCGTCAATTTTGGATTACCACCTTTGATGTAATGATACAATGTCCTTGCCTCATGGACGAGCATATTATGCTCGGTGCCTTCGGGAGCCTCATTGGGTGTGTAAGGAACATCCCCCTCTGGTAAGTCCCATTCAATCCTTGGATCAAAAGATGACTTGAGAACCATTCTCAACGCATCTGTGTTGTGCTGTCGTAACAGTTCAACCTTCTGCTTCTTTGTCTTCGCCTTCGCAACTTTGTCCAAAATTTCAGACATTAGTGGTGTATATGGCATATCAAAAATCTCCTATACTGTTCATCAACTCTTGAAGTCGATTCTTTATAAAATAATTTAGTAGTTTGCTACGGTCACCTTCTGGAGCTTCATCATATGCCTTTTTGCATTCCATGAATAGTTCGATAGGTGATTCTCTCAAATCAATTAGTTTTTTGTTTCTTTGATAATTTCTCTTAACCTCATCATTAGGTAACATCTGCTCACACATAGGTCCAGCCCACTCTGCAATCTTTTTCTTGCTGAGAGGTTTTTGCCTCAATCCATCAACAAAAGTGTTATCGGGAGACAGAACATTTGGAACACCATCGCCTGTGTCACCTTTTAGAACATGCTCATACAGATATTCATTGGGATCAATACCGTTCACAAATTTCTTGGTGATAGGGCTGTATTGAGTAACATTCCTATATTTTTGTAACTGCACAAAGTCTTTGTCACCAGATAAGATCAACGTCTTTCCATTATCAAACTCTAGTTCCTGACACAGTGTAGCAATGATATCATCAGCCTCTGCACCATAGACCTCTAGAACCTTGTAAGGAAAATTATCTTTAATCTCTTCTTTCATCATATTAAGAAACTCAAAGATATCGTCCCAATCATGACCAGACGAGTCTCTGGTTTTCTTTCTACTCGCCTTGTACTCTGGGTAATAGTCTCGTCTCCAATAGTGTTTAGAATCGTAACAGATAACTAATTCACCATATTCCTCATTAAACATTTGACGATACATGCGAAGAGAGTTAAGTATCATGTGTCGAACCATACCTGGCTCTACACTATCTCTCTTAGTTATGTTCAAATGCATCATTACACTAGCCAGACTAATCTGGTTCATATCAACTAGAATCATTATTTTCTCTCAATCTCTCCTCAGCCTCTTTGACTGAATTAGGGAACTTTTCAAGCACTACGCTTTTTCTAACAGTGTTAAAGCTAACAGTAATGCGTTTGTCTGTTTTATTCTCAACGGTATGATGGTCAACCCAACTTGGGAATATAACTAAAGAACCACTCGCACAAGGCATGGTTATCGTTTTGCCCTGTGGGAAGGTAAAGATCAATGGAGCGCTATTAGGATCAACATAGGGATAATACGCTCCACTAACTACACTACCGTTACGATCATTCCAAGATTCAACATGTCTATGTCTTTCAACTCTTTGTCCTTTTCCCAGAATATTAAACCAACTAGATGATATGACCACTGGTTCTAAAATTTTCTTTTTGATCAGCTCTTCATGTGGTCGAATATATTCGTTAATACACTCTTGGACTTTCATCATCAAAGGTTTTAGTTCCCCTTTAAATAGAAACTCTCTATCAACCTCATAACTGCTCAAACCTGTTACCAAATGATACTCACCAACCATCGACTTGTCAATAGCTTTAAGACAGTCGTCATTATGTCTACTCAAATTAAAATTTTCAATCCACATTACACTTTAAAATGAGCGTTGAAACTCATACTCCTGCGTTCACCTTCACTATAGAAGGGGTATACGAAATGTTTGAGATAAGATGGAAACATTAGTATTTTGCCAACCTGTGGTTTGAACTTAAATGTGTCACTTCTCATATCTTGGTTCTCACCAAACATAAACTCAATAAATCCATTCGTTGGATAGTGGTCTGTCATCTCTGTTCGCCACTCATCTTCCATGTTAGGTGGCAGCTTCAGATATAAAACTGCTGACAAATCTCCACTATGATGGTGATATGGATTATACTCTCCGGCATACTGACTAACAATCCAACTATGTGTTAAATGAATGTTGTCCACTGTGGGTTTCGTATCTTTACCAGCAATCTTGTACCAGTAATATGCTCTATTCTTTTCAATGATATAGTTTAGATATTTAAGACACGCCTCACGCATCACCTTGAAAAGTAAATCTCGGTCCTCTGTTGTGCGAACTGGTATCTGTACCTCTTTACTAACCTTGCCGACAAGTTTGTGTGACCAATCATATTGGACACTTTTTTTCTCATCGTTTAATACTTCATCACCAACATTATTTACAATATCAATAAATTTTTGAGGAATATTAGCCTCCATAATTGTTGGACTAAAAACCTCATGAAACCTTGGGTGGTTCTGGTTTCTCTTCGCCATCATCAAGCCTCTCTAATAATTCTGTCAATTTATCATCATTCACTTTAAAGTGAACTCCTGCTGCTTCTCCATCTTTGTCATCAATAACTTTTGAATGTATAAACACTTCCATGATTTTCGACATAGGATGTTTGATTTCCAATTCCCTATACAATGTCGCTCTTACGGACTCGATGATGAAACCAACGTCTCGTAAGAACGGCTCATCATTTACAGCAAAACCATTCTCTCCAAGAGCATGTATCATTTGAACCATGACTGCCTCTGTGAGATTATCACAAAACATGATATTCTCTTGAAGTTCGATAATATCCTCATCAGGTATTACGACCTCTCTTTTTGGCTTTGCCTTCCACGGTCCTTTTATTACGTTTGCGTTTTCTTGTTTTGGTTTTTTGCACATCGACATCTTGTACTCCATTGTCTGCGTTGTACATCTCTTGAGAGTATACTGTTCCTAAAAGTGGATAGTAAGTTCCAACGTTAAATTTTGGTTCACCCTTTTTAGGCCCTTCCCAATAATATGCTTGAGCTCTGCATATGTATCCTATTTTTTTCTCTTGATGCTCACCATAGAAATAATCAACCCAATCACCATCTCGTAGATATTTTTGCATATTACGAACATATCCTTCATGGATTAATTTACGAGCAAAAGCACCTTTCACATTTTTCTTTTCATTTCTCCGTTCCATAGAGGCAAGTTCTTTTTGTGTCTTAATCCACTTCTTAACTTTCTTTGGATTGATGGGCGCATCATCTGGTAAGTCTCGCAAACTCTCATGAACACCAGATTGACCATAGTTGGGATTTTTTGCAGCACGAGCCGCTCTTGCTTTTTCGAGACGTTCTGCCGCTGCTTGTTTCTGCTCCTCTGTCATAGGTTTGCGTTTCTTGCGAACCTTCTTTTTCTTAGAGGGATCAGTCCAACCAGAGTTGTCTGTCTTCGATTTAATCTTTT